TTTTTCATCTCCTCCGTCCGCATTGTTATATCGCCATCATAAGCGTCTATTATGTATATGTCGTTCTTCTTTAATTTAACAGGTCTATAAAGTACAGCCATTAACTCAGGAAGATTTGATTCTATTCCGTTCTTGATAAACTGCTCTACATCGGCATACTCACCTAAAGAGATTTTATCGAGTTCTGGCATAAATCCGTATTCAACATCATTAATTTCTATTATCCTTTTAAGAGTTGTATCTTGCTTTGCTTGTAGCTCTGCAATCTTACTCATTATATTAGCTACATCTGATAAGGCTAGTTCCTTTATTAACTTCTTAGGAATGTCTGATAGTGCTGCTATTGTTTCAGTAGCTTCTTCTGTCTTTGTACCTGTAGCAAAGTCTACTAATTTAAGCCAAGTTTCTAATGTAACATCTGCCCAACTATTAATAAGCTTAAACTCTTTTACTTTGCCTTCTTTTTTAATTTTAACTTTCATACACTATATAATAGAAATTTATTGTTTTTAGTTTAACGATTTTTTTACTGAACAAAATACTTTCCTGCATTTGGATTGTCTAGGTGGTATATTATGTTATATCTAATCCCATCAATTGCGTGATTGTAGTTATCTACATAGAGCTTAGAACCTTTGTCTGCATAGACATAGTTGTTTAACTCTTTAGCTATGTTTGTAGATTCAGGACTTACTATAAGCTGATAGTCTTGCATTCTAGTTATACCACTTTCAATCGTTCCTTTCTTAACTGCTTTAATGTTTACTCCTAAATGTTTAAGGTCTGCTATTAGTCTAGGCTCTGCACTATCTGCTATAATTAATTTACCCTCTACTTTGTCTAATATTATCTTAGCAAGCTCTTGACTCTTTAATCCATTACGATATAGATGTTCTTTTAAGTATATCTTCTTATGCTTCTTGTCTATTGCTACTTCAGTTAAAGAATCAGGGTCAATACTAAAACCAAAGTCCATTCCACAAGAAGTCTGTAAGTCATCAGGATTAAATGCACCTATACTCCAATTCTCAAAGACTACTCCTTCTGCCTTTGCTAACCAAGAACCAAGAATAGAATGATTATATTTCTTAAAGTTATTATGCTTAATGTCCTCTACACGCTCTAGGAAGCTCGTAGATAGATTATCTTTATTGTCTAGGTAGTTAGTATGAATATAACATATGTTGTCTTTAACACCATTAAAACCTGCTTCAACTCCTCTCTGCTCAAAGAATCGTTTATATATCCAATGCTCTTTAGTTGTTGGGTTTAATATTAAGACTACTCTGTTCTGAGTAGTTTTTTCTCTAATACTTAAGTCTATCGTGTCAAATATAGTTTCATCTACAAGTTCTTCAGCTTCATCTAAGATAAAGGTATTGATACCCATTAAAGATTTTAAGTTACCTGTCTGATTTCCTGCTGATGTCTTTATACCTCTGAATAGTATTTCTGAGTTGTTGCTAGTGTTTATTACTTCTGACTTGTTTACACTAAATGTATTCTCATAGCCTAGAAGTCCTATCTTCTCTAAGAACTCAGGAATGATTGAAAGGTGAGCCGAGGTCATTGTGTAACGTGTGAATAGAATCCTAACATTCCTAGACATAGTTAATAGCGTAAGAAAGACTGTAACTGCAAAAGACTTTCCTGAACCCCTACCTCCTGTTATGATAAAGTATCTAGCATCTGAATTAAATAGTGCTGTGTATTTGTCGCTAAGATTCAGAGCTAATAAAGTTTATTAAAGGTACGTTAAGACTTTCTTCATTAGTAGTTACATCAACTCTTTGCTGTGGTCGTCCGTAAAAGTATTCAAAGTACAACTTAACTGCCCATTGTTGTTTACCCTTTATACCTTCTTGTAAAGCTTCGAGTGCTATTCCACTCATTGGTGTTAAGTGTTCTATTAACTTTTGTTCTTCCCCTTTACTTTTACGTCCTGCCCCTTCTCTTTTTCCTCCGTGTTCCATTTTGAAATAATTTGATTAATCAAGTGTTAATATATAATAGAAATTACTCGTATTCATTTGGCAGCATTAGTCTTATGCCTAATTCAGTCATTGCCCATATTCTTATTTGGTCTGCATATATCTCAAAAGCTTTGCTATCCATTCTAGCAGTAGACTTGACTACTTGGATTCCTACATTCCTATCGTTTATCTCTATGCTATTCCATTCACTTGAGAACTTGACCTTTAGCAAATCGTGAATTTCGTCGGGGAAATAGCCCAAATCATTTGATAGTGGTTGGACTATACAACTCCAGTAATAGTTATTTTGCATATTGCTTCTTGTGTTTCTTTGTTTCTTAACGTCTACTAAGTAGTCATTACCTAATTCCTTTAAATAGCTTATCAGAGTTTGCTTATCTTTATCACACTTTATCACGAACTTCATTAGTCAAAGGATTCATTGATTCCTCTTTCGCCTACTAGCTTTTCTTTTGCACCTGCCCATAGCTTATCTCTGTTCTTACTTAAGCTAGGTTCTGTTCTTTGAAGTGTTGGTATTCCTTCTGTTGGTTCTGAATCCATATACTTTCCGCATAAGCACTCTGACTCTTTGGCAACCCAAGCTCCATCTCTGTAAACTATTGTAGCTTTAGCTAACTCCCTAGTCTTTCCACATTCACAAGTGTATAGTGTCATCTTTTTAGCTTATCAAGTTCGAACTCTAAATGGTTAATTGCTTTTTGTATATCCTCTATATGCTTATCTATAATATCCATACCTTCCTCTTTTTTCTTGCCACAACGCAAAAGATATGAACAAGCAGTTCCAACATTATAAGATAAGTCAAAGTCTTCAATAACTTTACGAGCTTCTATCTTATATCGTCTTCCTATGTAGTAACTTGGAATTCTATTGCTTTTCATTTTGTTTTTGTATTTCGCTATAAGTTCTGTTTCTATCGTGTGCTAGTCCTCCTGACCTAGTTTCTACTTTATCTCTTTTATCCATATTATTAATATTCCAAAGTATTTTATTATTTCTTTTACTCCTTATTTTACGTTCTATAATATACATTAATATAAGAAAGAAGACAATAAAGATTAAGACACAAGCTATAATTTTTAAATACATCATTTTGTTAAAAGTTTTAAAAGTTGGCTGCTAGTATAAATCCTATCTTCTCCATCATAGTTTTCATATATACAAGTAAAGTTGTCATCTTTCCAAGTCCACAAAGCTCTGACATTCTTTTTGATATTGTCTTTCAATATCCATTTAATTGTTTTGTAACTTCTTTCTTCTTCTTTCATATCTATTGTTTTATGTTTTTAAATATATGAGCCACTACATCTACTGTCCATCCGTTGCCTAATAAAGAATGTCTTTGGTTTAAAGTTAAATCAACATCTGTGTAATTCTTAGGAACATTCTGCAATTCCTCTAATTCATTTGCACTAAACTTTCTAACCCTTCCGTTTTGCCATAGCCTTAGTGAATTGTGGTGTGGTAGTGTGAGAGTAGGGACTTTGCTATCTGTCTTGTATTTTTTATTATATACATCTATAGAAGCTATTTTAGGACACCCATCAAAATCTATCTTATTTAATAATTGCCAAGTGTTCTTAGCTTTTAACCATAATGTATTACTTACTGCATCTTCTTTCTCTACAATATCTTCAATATAAATTTCCTTATCTTTTGGCTGTGTTATATTTGTTATGTTAGTCCAGTATAGACGTTTTCTGTGAGCAGCAGAAACTAAACTACTATTTATTGCAATAGGTTTTACACCTAACGCATTACTTATTATATCTTTCCAATCTTTTTTCATATTTACATTTTCAAGCAAAAAATATTTAGGTTTTGTTTCTTTTAAAACTCTTACATATTCCCAAAACAAACCACTCTTTCCATCAAAACCTTTACCATTACCTGCATTACTAAAACTTTGACAGGGGCTACCACCAATTAACAAATCAATTTCAGGTAAGTTACTGCCTTTTACATCAATAACACTACCGATATGTTTAGTATTTGGATATTTTTTTTGAGTTACTTGTATGGCAAATTTATCAATCTCACTAGCATAGTAATTATCTACTTTAATTCCTGCTCTTTCAAGTGCAATTTGTCCGCAAGACATACCATCAAATAAACTTAATACATTCATATCTATTGTTTTAGTTTGTATCAGGGAGGTAACCACACCCCCCCTTTACTACTCAGGTCTGAAAAATTAAAAGCTCTTAGGTCTTACCCTGTATTTATTAATTATTTCCTGAGTATTCTTTATATATCTTTTTTATTCCATCAAAGCAA